ATGCTACATCATCTCCATTCTCTTATTCAATACACTTCGTGTTCCTGTAACTACATAATACCTCAATTTTATTTCCCTGCAATATCGTTTGATTATCTTTTAATAACTTTTTAAATTAATTCATGAAAATAATGTAAACGTTTACATATTATCCTTAATAATCTGAATTTTTTGATATGGAATCTCAATTTCATTCTCTCTAAATGCCACAAGTAAAGACTTACGAATCTTAGAAGCAGTCTCTACGCTTTTTGCAAGTGACTTTGTTGTAAATGGGAATCGAATCTGAATACCACTATCTAAGAACTCATTTACCGTAATATTGATTGGTAAATTCTTTTCTTGTGCTTCTACACTTCTTGTATCAATCACACCATCTGTATTGATAACAACATCTGTAATTACTCTTTCAAGTTTATCAATATCAGTATTGTACGCTACGGATAAGAATAGATAGCGAATGTACGTTTTCTGTCCAAATGCTTTATCTTCTACAATTGCCGAGTTCATCGTACTATTTGGCACAATAATCTTTGTGTTCTCAATTGTATTTAAGATTGTATGACGGAATGTAATTTCAATGACTGTACCAGAAATATTCTTCTCTGGAAGATTGACCATATCCCCTACGTGGAATGGTTGATAGATTACAATAAAGAAACCTGCGATAAAGTTACCAAATGTTTCCTGCGCAGCTAAACCGACGACAACCGTCATGACACTCGTTGCGCCTAGTATCGCCGTAGAAATACTCTGCAGAGGCTTTACATTCATCAAGATTGCAAACACTGCAATAACATAAATGACTGTACGTATTATTTTTAAAAGATACTTAAATGGCATACTTGCTCTAGCATCTTTTTTCATCGCATGATCAACTAACTTCTCAAGTATCGTTGTAAATATCTTTGCAATCACAACTGTGATTAAAAATGTAATCAGAAAACCAAGAATACCGTTTTCAAATATTGCATTTCCAAATAAAAATACACTATTTTCTCTTACAATGTTTCCCATCATTAACCTCATTTCAATAAATCACTATATTCCTTATATTCAGGCATGTACATTCTGATAATATCATAAAATCGCTTCGAATGATTCCCTTCCAGGATATGTGCATACTCATGCAATAAAACATAATCTAAACACACAACAGGAAAGTGAATCAATCTTGATGACAAGCTAATGTGATGCGTCATTGGGGAGTAGGATCCCCATCTACTTGTCATATACCTTAGAGTAATATTTGGAAGTCTTCTATGATTGAAAAGACAGATATGATTATCCCAATCTTTACGTCTTTCTTCCACCATTAGCTTCAATTGAAGATTCCCTGTATGATAGAAGATTTCCTGAATATTATCATCATTCACCTCTGGAAGATAAAATATGATTTTATCCTCTTCAACCGACATAAATTTCTGTTTAGAGCAAATAAATTCAACCGGATATACCTTTCCTAGCCAACACGCTTCCTTACGGTCAGTACCGTCTAAAAGATAACGATTCTTTTTCTTTTCTTTTTTACTTACTTTGATAATCCAATCTTGTTTCTCAAGGATGAAGGATAGAATTTCCTGCTCACTGACATAACGTGGGCAGGTCACATATAATGTTCCATCTTCCTTAACCCTTAGATACATTTTCTTATTTCGCTTATGTTCAACTACTAGATTACGTAGTTCACCACCAATATTGATTTGTCTCATGTATGTATAATACCTCTATTTTTAATATAACTTAAAATATATGTTGTCTATTAGTTTTGGATATGATAATATATTTTAGCACATGGCGGCTATGGTGAAGTTGGTTAACACACTGGATTGTGGCTCCAGCACTCATGGGTTCGAGTCCCATTAGTCGCCCCTTGACATATTTATAAAACTCGCTTAAATAGCGGGTTTTTATTTTATTCTTTTGTTTTTGGCGAACAATTTGGCGAACAATTGATATAAACAATAAAAAAATGCCTACCCTCAATTAAGAGAGTAGGCTTTCAATTACTTCAAATCTTCTTCAGCAGTCTCATTAGGTTCTACTTCTGGTAGACCTGCTAGAGACGTGCCAATTGATAAAATCGCAGCTAATGCTGTAGTAGAACAAACTAGCTTCCAATCAACTGCTCCGATTGTGGCTGTTGTTCCAATCGTTGCGACGAATGTTTGTGCAGCTGTTTTCAGAGCGCGTCTGCATGCTGCCTTTGCCCATTTACTCCAATAGTTTTTGTCTTTCATTTTAATTCCCTTTCCCTTCTTTCTTCGATTTGTCTAATTCTGTCACTTAGAAATGTGACAGATGTTTCGGTTTGTGCAAGACGGTTTTCCAGAGACATAACGCGATTGCTAACGTCTTTGGTTGTCGCTTTTAAATCTGTAATTCCTTCCTTTACGTAAGTTATGTTAGCGTTCATTTTCCCTAACTCTTCTGCAAGTTCTTTCGCCTGGTCTTTATTGCCCTTATGAATTGTTGAATTAACGCTCCATATTGTTGCTACAAGGCCAACTAGAGAAATCAGAAGGCTAATGTATACAGGATTGATTCCTTCATGCATAAAGCCACCTCCTGCAACTATAGTCCATAGTAAATTTGGTCTACAGCACGCTGTACTGCATCCGGATCATAGCCTGCTGCACGTAGAGCATTGATTCTATCTTGGCCATTGCCGTAGTCACCACGGTAGACCGCTTCAGCAATAGCGCTCATGTCGCTCTGTGTTGAAGAAATTCCACCTTGAAGAATCTCGTTTACACGTTGTTGTACTGCCACATTGTCGTATCCCGCTGCAGCTAGCGCATTGATACGGTCCGCTCCGTTACCAAATTCACCAGCGATCACACGCTGTGCAATATCATCAATAGAGTACGATGGCGTTGATTGAACACCACCATAGATTTCATTGATACGCGATTGAACTGCACTATACATATCTCCTAATGCGGCACGTCTTGCATCACCATTGCCGAACTCACCTGCAATTGCTCTGCGTGCTAGATCTTCCACATCTCCATCGACTGGCTGAGTTGATTGCGGAGCACTAACTGCAGTACCTGCCATAGCCGCACGGATGTCATTTTCGATAACATGATTTACCTGCATAGCATGGATCGTAGGACCTGGACAATTTGTAGCCACGAACATGCAGTGCTCTGTCAATGTTGCGGATGGAGTTCCATCATAGTATGGATAAATTCCGTAGCGATTGCAGATGTCTGCACACAGTCTAATTAAAGAAGCATACGCTGCTTGACTGATTGGCCAATCACCACCAGTCTCACTATTTGCCACTTCGATAGTGATTGCGCGATCATCGTTTTCCCAGTTAGCAGATGTCCACGGATGATTTTCTTCATCGACATAACATGCGATTCGACCATCCGATCCAATTCCATAGTTGGATGATGCCTGTCTGTTTGGATTTAAAAAGACGTTGCCACACGTCTCGATTGAAAGATTACCAGCCATATGATGAATAGTAATCTTTGAAATTGAATTGTATCGTGAGCCTGAATGGTTAGGGCTCATGATTGCAACATTAGTTAAAGCTGAATATCCCATAAATTATTCCTCTACTTTCTCTGCTTTGTTATTGCTTAATTCTTCTAACTGCTCTGTTGTTAATGCCAAATCTTCATTCATGATTTATCCTCTTTCTATCTAAAAAGGCACCTTTTCAAGTGCCTTAATAGCAAATATTTATTTTTTGTAATCCCAGGCATTTCCGAAGCCTGGTTCATTACCCTTATTTCCGTCAATCTTAGAAACGAAAACAATACCTCTAGCGATTGCTAAGTCGCCTTTGTTATAAGTTTTCTTTTCATCCCACGGTTTTGCTTCTCGTTCCTTTGTTAGATCGTCATATAGCAAAGGCGTCTTATCAGGCGTCTGGCCATCTTTTGATGTATGGTCGGAAATAATCGAATACGGAACTCCATTGAATGTGATACGCCGGTTCTTCTTATAGTTTGTATTTGGAATCCAATCATCCAGGAAAACAATGTACTTTTTGACTGTTTCAACATCCGCAGTCTGTAGAAGGTCATTTACTAATGGACGCACCTCTTTATAACGATTTGCCTCTATGTCTTTTTCAGGAACATCCTTTAAGATAAACGATAAGGTGTAACCTGTACCAGATTTAGAAAATGTTAACGGCTCTGTATACATTTTCGATGAAAGTCCGTCGTCGAATGAAACGTCATGTATCACACCAACTTCGAACGAATCAATTAATATTTTTAAATTTTCAAAAACTGTTCTATTGAAAGTAACAATACTTTTGTTGGCACTTTCAACTTCTGTGAATTTTTTACCGTCAATAATCATTGGCTATCCTCCTACTTACATCTAACATAAAGTACATCTATGCTAACCACAGTTGAAACACCAACCCATCCACTACTATTAAAAACTGAACAATATGCAACGTTATTAACAAAATTGTACAATGATACACTTGCTCTAAAATCAGAGTATGCTTGAATGACACCTATTGCTTTGTATCCGTCAGGTGTCGTAACAGTAATGCGAACATCTTCCTTATCACCTATAGCTGCATTTAATGTTGGTCTCGCACCAACACCGTTTAATCTTTTAACTAAAAAAGTATCATCGCTAATTACAAGCCCACCCTTTGCTGATAATTTGCCAGTTACTTCTAATGGGCCTTTTGTTGTTGTGTTCTGTCCATTAAAATCTAATGCGTTATTAACTGCATCAACTTTAGGCTTCAGTGCATTGATTTGATTCTGCAGATTGCCAGCTGCATCTGTACTCAACTGACCTTTAATTCCTTCGAACCAATCATTAAACATGGTTATTTGTTGCATGTATATAGTACCCAAATTTAAATTATTGATTGCGTTAACAAATCCGCATAGATTCTTATCTAATCTTGTGTCTGTGATATCAGCGTTAGTAATCGTTGAAGCGTTAGCCTTAACCATTACATTAGCTAGCACTAAGTCATACACGGCTCCCTCGCGTACCGGAGTAGGCTTTACTGGTTGTGATTGTGGCGTGCCCTTAATAACTTCTACCCTTATACTTCGTTGAGCCTTATTGTCATCCAATCTCAACACAATTGAGTCGATGCGTGGCTGTGCTTCACCATTTGCTAAAGTGATGCGTGTTTCTTCCGTGTTATAACCTGTAGCTCCATTGATAAGGCACGCACCAGGCTGAACGGTTAGGCTCATGCCACCACCTGCAGCGGCTACGACCTTAAAACTGTTATTGTTGCCAATTCCAAACACACCATTCGTGTAGTAATTTGATAGGATGCTTCTTAAAACATCGCTTCCCACGGCCCTATCAAACTGTGGGAATCCACTATCGTCAAAAGTAACCTCTGACGTAAATGGAAATGATTGCATTGCCATTTTTCCACCTTACTTTCTATATGCCACTGGCACTTTATCGCCAAACGTCAAACTGATTTCATGTACTGAATTCTTAAAGACTTCGCGCACTTCCGTTAATCGTGCCTGGAAGGCCATCTGGAAGTCGTCAATCAATAAATCGCACTTGTCGCCTAGATTAAAGTCTTCCATGTAACGGAGTCCATTGTTGCGAACTGCATCAAAAGAAACATTAAGAATGCTTGCATGCTTCTTCAGCATGTCCTCTTTTCCTGCCTGGATAAGTCGGTTCTTATAAGCATCCAGCGTCTCCTTTGTCGAGTCGTAAATCTCAGCCGTCTTATCAATGTACACAACACGTCGATAGTCTGAAGGATTGGCACGGAGGTCAACCGTTACGCTGACCTGCCTACCTTCCTCATAGCTACCGTTGCCTATTACGATTGCATAGTTCTTTGATAGCGTTGTATCTTTGGTGATTTTCTCGTTCTGGATATTTCTCAACTTCTCAGAGAACGATGCAAAACTGTTTTGCGTTTGTGATTGTGTACGATCTAAACCCTGCCATACTTTGAACTTGATTTGCTTGTTGACATAGTCGTATAAGCAAGAGTAGCTCATCTGCTGCGTTTTTAGTAACGCATAAAGTGCTGTGGCCAATCCTTCACCCGTAGACTGTTTAGTCACGCTGGTGCCTAGTAGTGGTGAGTTCGCCTGTGCCTTAGTCAGCAGTGGTATGTCATCCATGTAGTTATCTACGATTGTTCTAGCCACCATTTCGATGTTGCCTGTATGTCTAAAGCGTGGATACGTGATTTTATCATTTAGTTTGTATTCGTAAAAATAACCAGATAGCAAAATCAACTGTCCGCTAGACTTGCGTGCATACTCGAATTTCTGAATCATACCTAACTCTGGCCGTGAACTATTGAAGACGTACTCCGCACCTGTTACGTATTGGTCTGCAGGAATCTGAACCATGAATTGTCCTGGTTCGTAGTATCTGCGAATCCACTGTAAATTGATGTAATCGAAGTATTTAATAAGATTGAAATCTTTATCTAAGAATGCTAATTCCATCTATCCCTCCTACATTCCTAAGTAGCGCTTATTGAAATACACATATACGGCCATGTTCGAGTCGCCTGCGTCTGCACCGAATGAAATGTTGCTATCACCAACATCTAAGCGAATGTCTGTGAATGACGACGTTCTATCGATATGGTGTATCCAGTTCTCACCGTTCTTGGTGATTCGGTAGGATTCACAGTCAATGATTAGCAGGTCGCCACTCACAAAGTTTCCAAGAACACGCACGTATGCGTCGTTCTTTTTAATGACAGGATTGCTGCAGCTGCCTTTGAAGTTAATTCTAATAACAGGCATAACCTCAGCATCACCGTCGTTGTTGATCGTGACTGTTTTCGAGAAGTTAAATGACTCAGCTACAATCTTAATTTTTTGTGTCTGAATGTACGGGAATGCGAAGCGCGGAGTTATGGATGCGATGTTCTGTCCGAAGTTATCCACCGATTTTAAGTGCGTATCTTCACAGTAAAACTTAACCGTCAGCTTCATCGGCATGTGGATGTTCTGTGAAGGACAACTAAAGCCTTCAATCACTCCATCTATCCAGCGTGTTTCGCCTTGATAAGTGATAACGATTCTATACTTCATCTTCGGTCTAAAAAACGAGATTGCCTCACGTCGTAGGACTGCATTCAACTTTGTTAAAACTGTCTTAGCTTTGATTTGTATTGATCTATCGTCTATGCGCATTCCAGTTAAAAGAGCGCCATCTTTGACGGCACTCTTTTCTGAATAAACGCTTATTTTTGGATAGTCGATACCTTCTAAACCATCTGACAAAATACGCCACGCTGAGTTGGTTCCAAGTAGAAACTCCTTTCCATCCTCTCGTACGCATCTTACATTAACGATTCCACTCATTAGATACCACCTGCCAATCCAAACTGGAATGTGTTTTCTGCTTTTCTCATGATTGCATCTGGTGAAGTTTGAGTATCGTAGAAGTTGAACGTTGCGCTTCTATTCATTCCTCCACTCATATTCGCACTCATTGTTCCGAATGATGCAGAAACGTTAGCACCGATTTCATCTAGGTTCATCAGGTCCTCCGTTCCTTCTTCGAATCCAGCAACGCACATTTCACCGATGTACTTGAAAACTCTTGATGGTGAGTGAATTCCGAGCACATTTTTGAACCCGGCAATGAATCCGTTTGCCAGGTCGCCCACCATACTAGAAAAGCCACCCCACGCATTTTTAATGCCGTTTTTGAGGCCGTTAACGATGTCTTTTCCGATAGACAACATTTTGTCCGGAATACTCTTAACTCCATCTACAACGCTCGTTACGAGACTGCTAGCTGCACTTGCTCCTTCGCTTGCCAGGTTCTTTCCCCAGTTGAGGACTGAGTCGATAACTTTACCCAAGAAATCAGCCACGTTCTGTGGAAGATTTACAAAGAAATCAATCACACCTGCAACAAAGTCAGCACCTGCTTGAATTGCATTTGTGATCATGTTTGTGGCCCACTGCTTCACTTCTGATATGACGTTGCTTAAGAAGTCAGCTACGTTCTTAGGCAGATTAACGAAGAAGTCAATCAAACCCTTAACAAAATTTGTGCCTACTTCCTGCCCCTTCTCAATTAACTGTTCACCCCATAGGATGATTGTTGCGATAAATGTTCCTAATGCTAAGCCAATGTTGTATGGCAAGTTAACAAAGAAATCGATGATTGCCTGGATGAAGTCTGTTCCAACTTCTACCGCTTTGGCAGCCAGGTCTTTGGCCCATTGACTAATTGATTCAAATACTCCTGTTAAGTAGCCTTTAATCTTCTCTGGTAGTTCGCTGAACCACTTTACGACAGATTTGAACGCATCTGGAATTGTTTTTGTAAAGAAGTCCTTTACTGCGCCCCATGCTTTTATCACTGCGTTTCTAAAGTCCTCGTTAGTGTTCCACAGGATTGCAATTGCCGCTATCAGTCCTGCAATCGCTGCGACAATCAGAACTATTGGATTAGCTAGCAAAGATGAATTAAATAGCCACTGTGCTACCGTTGCTCCCTCATTGACAGCCTTATATGCTTGAAATGAAGCAATCAACCCTTTTATGGTTGTTTGAATTGATAGCGCTACATTGAATGCCGTTATTGCAACTGTCAATCCACCAACTGCAGGCAGAACCTTATCCATGTTCTCACCTAAGAACTTGATTGCATCAGCAATTCCATTAAGAACTTCATTATCGCCTGCGGCCTCTGAGATAAACTCACCGATTGATTCGACAATCTCACTTACTGTGCCTACGAAGTCGTCTTTAAATGGCTGTAGTTGTGCTTCTATTCCTTTACCTATTTGCTCTAGGATGTTCTTGCCAATCGTTTGGATCGTTGGCGCTAGGTTATCCCATGCAGTCTGTAGGCTTGCTAGGAATGTCTGCATTGCTGCGTCTACATCACCGTCTGGATCGCCCATAGCGGCTAGTAGGTTTTCGAATGAGGCTTTGGCCGCATTCATCGAGCCCTGGATTGTTGTCTGTGCTTCTGCTGCAGCTACTCCAGCCACACCCATGTTTTCTTGTACTAAGTGGATCGCATCGACGATATCTGCGTAACTGCTGATGTCAAATTTTCGACCCATTGCTTCAGGTAAATCTTCGGCTGTTTTTAGCAGTCTTTTCATTTCTTCGTTCGTACCGCCAAATCCGAGCTTTAAGTTGTCTAGCATGGTGTAGTTGCCTTTAGCAAAGCCCTGGTAGGCGTTCTGCAGCGATTCTATGCTAGTGCCCATCTTTGCTGAGTTATCAGCCATGTCACTGATTGCGAGGTTTGCCTTTTCTGCAGCAGCCGCTACATCACCTTTGAGTGATTGCTTTAGAGCTGCGCCCATTGAGACAGCCTGCTCTGCGTAGGTATTCATTGAGATACCCATTTTTTGAGCTTGTAATGCATAGGCCTTCGCACTACTGCTCGCTTCTTTATAAATCGTATCTAAACCACCATAGGACTGCTGGATGTTGCCGAAAGCATTAATTGCCTCACTGCCTAGATTGCGTAAGCCGTCTACAGCTTGCGTCATTAAGTTGCCCGCAAGTGTGCCTAGTGCAGTAGATGCGGCACTTCCGATTCTTGTCAGACCTGTGGTGACACCATCAGAGTCGAGTTTCGTATTAAAGACCAATGTTCCATCACTCATTTTCGTCACCTCCAATCTCAAATTGTTTACTAAATTCTTCTAATTCTTGTTTTTCTTGTTCGGATAGTTCTCTTTGGATTTCCCATGCATCGCGTAGTTCCTCATATACATCTACATTTTTCCTAGTATCTTTCTTGTAGTTTCGCCACTTCATGACGTCGTCCAATTTCGTGCCATTTAAGCCCTTCAGAAGCGCCAGAAATTTCCACCAGTGTAATTCTTCAACTTCTATCAAATCGATACTGTACTGCTGCATAAATGCGGCGTAAATCAAATCTGAATCGATTTCATAGTCAAGTGTGATTACTTGGTCGTCTGTCTGTCTGGTTTTTCTAGGCAAAGGGTTTTTAGGATTGGCAAACTCGAATAGGTCTTTTAGGTCTATTCTGTATGGCATGTCATTTTTAAATAAAAAAGCAACGTCAAAGCCTTTCCCATTGAGTAGGGCTTTATTTGCTTCGATGATGAATTTCATCCAAACTCGAAAATCCGTATAAATTGAAAAGTCCTTACCATGTATACGGATTGTATTAGGTAAGGACTTAGCGGTTAGATCAAGCATTATTTCTTAACTTTTGAGACAGAATCCATCAGTTTGCTGAAGGACTGTAACTTATCAAGCGGAATCTGACTCAATGCTTCACTGCTCTTTTCTGCTTGATAATTTGCTAGTGGATTTTCGTATGCATCTCTAACTTTGAAGATTGCCAGCGTGATGTCGTTTAGATCCATCTCGTCTAGTTCCTCTGTGCCAAAGATTTCCACGATTGCTTCGTTACCTACCAACTTAGCAATGAAGTTAATCATCTTCTTATACTTCTCTCTGTTTGGAAGATTTGTTGCATCAAGCTTGAAGATTGAATCCAAGTCCTCCCAGATTGCCATTGTTTTCTTAGGCAAATCGTAGCTTTTATGGTTAAAAATAACAGTGTATTGCATGCTTGCTTTCCTATCCTTTCAATTCTTAAGCGCCTGCTGTAAATGTAGGCTTGTTTGCTGTGATTGCTACTTTACCAGGAACAATTGGACCGAAGTGGAGTACGAATGTAATCTTCTGATCCACTGTGTTTAGTTCCTTGATTTCGATTGTGCATGAAGGACAACTCCACGCATCGTATGGTGTCTTTGTCCCTGCAAAGACAAGTAAGAATTCCTTCTTTGCATCTTCACCTGTTGCACGGTTTTTAGCCATTTCATAAATGAAATCAAATGCTGGATCGCCTTCGTTTGTAACTAGCTCTTGGTCCATTGATGGAACATATCCAGTTAATTCTGTAGTCGGAGATTCATCTTCGATGTAGTCACTCTCTTCTGTTTTTGCATTAAACGCCAATGAGAAGACAGTTGTTTTACCAATACGAGCCCAGTTTTTTTCTGTAGTTTTACTTGTATTGATAAAAGGGATAAATTGATGCTTTCTGAGTCTTGTTAGTGCCATTTATAAGCCCTCTCTTTCTCTTGTGTATGTTATTTCGATGGATAATTGATAAACAGTATCAGATGAGTCTGTACTCAACGGATAAGGACTTCCGGTAACGCTAATGTTAAGGATTTGTCTGTTTCCGTCGAGCACAGGATACTCATAAATAAATGGATAATCATCAGCCCAGTAGGTTAACTTTTCTAATAGCTCGTCACTGTCTTTTCTATCGTCCTCTGACAGGCTGTTAAGTCTCGCCAGTAGTTGATAATACTCAGTGATTTCGTAGCTGTAGTCTACATGACTTACGATGTTCCGCTGTGGGCTTTTGAACAGTCCATATTTATCACTTCCATCTGAAACGTGGTTTGTTTCTATGACGATCTCGCCATACTCAGCTAACCACTTGCTGATTGCTTCTGAAATTGTCATCCGTTACCTCCTGTTATGCGCTTGATTCCGCGTAGGATTTTTTCTTTTCCGCCTTGAGCCTTCATGCGTTCGAACCAGTAGTTCCCACGCATAGGTGCATCCTGGAAGTCTGCAGGCATGTAGTACCAACGACGAGCGTATGGTGTGCGATAGCAAAGTTTGCCGCTGCCTATTTTTGTGTTGATAATTCCTGATTGAATTAAGGCACCCGTGTCCTTCGGAACGTATGGATCACATAGACGGAGGCACTCGCTATCAATGAACTGTTGCACAGTTCCGCCTTCGTTGATGCCCCTGCTCTCTGCCACTTCTTTAGGCTTAATGTCTACAGACTTAAGGCTGAAGTGAAAAAGTTCACCCATCAGTAAATGACCACCTTTATGTTCTTCAGATAATCTTTGCTCGAATTGTCATTCACTGCGCGGATGATTCCACTTTTAGGATGTCGCTTTATCATGTCTGATAAGCGGCTCCCTTTGTCGTTTGTAGGGGTTTCTGCTACGTTTCCAAAGAAGATTCCATCCTCTTCTGTAAACGTGTTTAAATCAAGCGAAAACGGCTCGATAAACGTGACTGTAGTAGTCTTAACGGTCTGTAACTTGCCACCTTCCAATTTCTTTTCGATTTTATCGGACCATTGACAGCCATTGACGACCGTACGCTTATAGCCTGAGGCCTGTTTCTGATAAACCGTGACCGTATCTGTGAAAACTGCCATCAGTATGCCCTCACTAGGCCGGTGCCTGATAGCCACTTACGGATGTTCTTTTGCAGTTCTTCCGTTGCCTGCGATTGTGTCTGCAGTACGTAGCTTTCGCTATAGCCATCATTAGACACAGAAGCAACGCCCTGTCCTGCCTTTGCGCCAACTGTAGCGATGTAGTTGATAACGTTGCAGATGCAGTCGAGCAACTGCTCGTAGTAGATTTCGTTAGTTAGGTTTGAATTGTCTGCTATCCAGTTTGTGTAATGGATAACTCCCATAACGTTACGAACTGCACACTCTGCTTGCTTTTCTGCTTTATCGAATTTGTCTTCAGAAACAATGTCATGAAGGGAGCTATAACGCTCCCATGTTAGTAGGCTCATATGTTCCACTCCCTTCTGTTAATCTTTTGATTAAACGTGCTTACGTACGCGAACTAAAGCCTGGTTAGTAACCTTGAACGCAGAGTTCAATTCAACCTGTGCTTTAGATCCAGCAAAGTTCTCGGAGTCAACGATACGTGCTACTGAGAAGTTAGGGATGATTGATAAAGCTTCATGGTTGTACATGATGAAGTCTACCTTTGCAAATGAAACAGTCTTTAGTGCGTTAGCAGAATCGTAGTACTTACCTTGTGCTTCAGCTAATGCAGAAACTTCGTAGAATGTGCAACCCAACCACTTGCCAATCTGGCCAGTAGCGTTTGTGTATTCATTTGATTGTGGTACGAATTCGGAGCCTGCCTGCTCTAGGATTGCTGCGTATAGTTCTGGTGAGCAGAGTACAACATCTGCAGAACCCTTAGCAGCTACGATTTCCTTACGAACTGCGATAACTGCCTGCTTAACAGTCTTAGCTGTGATAGCGTCTGTTGCTGTTGCAGCCTTACCTTCGTTGATTAAGCATGCTAATCCAGATAAAGTCCAGCTTTCAGAAACTTCTTCATTTGCCACCTTTAAGGATTCATTTGCCAATGGTGTAGAAACTGCTGCAGCCTGTACGCCATAGATCTTCTTTGACTTCTGATAGTTGTTGTTGAATACAACTGGGATTAAGTCATCTCTAGATGCTTCATCCACGAAGTCGCGACCTGGTGTGCCTACTTCAACTGCTGAAGTGCCTAACTTGCGAACGAAGATTCCGCCTGCTGCGCCTTCTTCGTATTTTGATGTAAATGTTCTACCATCTGCGAATGGTGTTTTGTGGTATAAGTTTGGTTCTAGTGTTGCCTTGTATTTTTCATCTACATGAATTTGTCCGTAAATAACTGCCATATTTTAATTTCCTCTTTCTACCCTTTATAGAACGGGTTGTTTTTGTATTGCTCATCTAAATAGTTAGATGGCGCTGGCGGAGTCGAAATTCCACCGATTGGATTGAATGTACCTTGTGGTTGTGGCTGTACTGTTTCAAATAAAAAGGCAGAGTCTTCAGCCTTCTGTAGGGCTTCTAGCGCTGTCTTAATGTCTTCGGCCTGATTCTTCGATTGCTTTAACGCATCAACGTCAAGTAAAGCCTTGATTGCTTTGGCATTTTTGCCCTTTAAAGTGTTGATATTCACGTTTATCAAATCATCGAAGTCGCGGTCTGCTAATCTCTGTGCAAACTCTGCATCCTTTTGAGTTAGTTGGCCTTTAAGGTCTTCAATCGTTTGTGTTAATGCTGTTGGATCTACATCCTTGAATTTATCCAGGGACGCGGTCAACGTCTTAACCTTTTCGTCCGATGCATCCAACTTTTCTTTTTGTTTGTTGTAGTCTGCTATCGGCTTGTAGTTCGCCTTCATTTCTGTTTCGATGGTCGCTAGCTGATCGTCTGTCACAGTTAATCCAGCTTGTTTTAGAATCTCTTTAAAATCTTTCATTTCTTCCTCCTTAAATGTCTTCTATACCGCGCTTTCCGCGGTGTGGGATATATGAAAAAGACACCTCTTATCGAAGTGCCTTAATCAACTAACTAAAAAAGCACCCTAATTAGAGTGCTTAGAAAATCAAAAAGAAAAAGATATCTGGTGGAGCTCCCTACTATGTCAGAGCATAGCCATTCCACATACGAGGGCGGCGAAGGAGGTTTTCCGTCTTCAGTTATCTTTTCTATTTATAATCTATCATTCTTTTAATTTATTGTCTATAACCAATCCATTTTTATGGCGAATCTTAATCATTCTCTTAGCATTCTTTGAACTGCGGTATTGATAGTGGAATATTTCTTCGCCGCTATCCATAACTTTGGTTATTGCATCAAAATATCCATCCCTATCTGATGCCTTCTTTATAAACATTTGACCTATCTCGTTACCGTCTTTGTCAAATTCTTTGGTTACAACATCGTAGTTAAATATATCACCTATGTTTTTTAAATCCTCAGATCTCAAAGATCCATCTCTTACGTGTTTGTTCACGAAGTAAGACATATCCTTATCTAGAACGTATACAGATTTTTCAGTGATAGGATTTATACCAATTTTCACTTTTGGCGGAAACAGTACGGTCAGCTCTTCACGTGTAACATTTGGATTTTCTTTTAATGTAGCTATGGCGGTATCAATCGATTTATCTAACCACTCTTTTGTCTTCTTGATTTGCAGTTGAGGTACGTTTTTCTTTAGTTCAGCCCATTTACTTCGTTCTCCACCCACCAATAGCCGGTTTTCTTTAGGCTTGAGGTCCATTGCTTCACTAAAACTTATGTAGTTAGCTCTTGCTGTGCGAATTTGAGCATTTAAGTGTTCTACCTCTCCTCCAGTTCGCGCCACATACTTTTCACGCTTTAACGCTCTTATTTCGCGCTCCATCGCACGCATCTGTTGAGTGGCTTCGTAGCGTGTGTAGGTTCTGCCTTTGTACTCTACTGGATCAGGCTCTTTCAGCGGTTCTGGAATCTCGCTGATTCCTTCCCAGAACGGATAGAACATGTGAGTACAGTTTGGACCTTGTAGGCCTTCAGGTCTACCATATGCGCATCCTTCGCCAAGTGGAGCATGGATGTCTGGGTACTTCTTGGATTTTCCACTCATTGAATAGACTTTATTTTGGAAGTAAACGTGCGTATCGCGACTGCCTAAGTGTTGGCTGATGATTACTAAGTCTTGCCCTGTAGTCTTGCAGTTCGCTTCCGTTATCTTTCCTGCAAGCTGAGCAGTTGATGTACGTACTATCATCCGTACGGCCGTATCGACTTGATAGGTTCGACCACTTGCATAGTCAACTGTGCGAAGGCCGCTTCTAGTGAACTCTTTTATCACATCATCGCACGCTTGTTTATAACTGTACGTACCTGTAGACACCTTCAGCAACGCTAGATCCAGCGACCTTTGATATGCTTCGGCAGTTTCGACAGTGCCTAGCAACGAAGTCTTGAATGCTGTCGTTCCACTGATGTTCTTTAAGTCGTTTTTTGCTTGCGCCTTAAATCCATCAGTGATTTGCTTCATAGAGTTCGGTTGCTTTAGATCTACACCGCCTTGTTCCCACATTGAAAGGTCTTCGTTGAAGGACATCTCTCCCGCTTCACCTATCAGCTTATCTCCAGCCTCTTTAGCCGTTTTAACTGTTTCGGCTATCTTCTGCTTTATTTCCTGCTTGTACGCGTAGGTGTTCTCCGCAATCATGCGTCTATATTCTGGAGTTGCGTTCAGCTTCTTCATGACCTCCGCGTGGATTTCTGCAGCACTGTACCCGTTCTCACGCATTGACTTGGCCATGATTTCAGCCGTTTCGGTTAGTCGCTCGGTCTTTCTGACTCTTCGTGCGATATCCTGTAGAACCTCACGCTCCAGCTCCTGGTATAGACCAACCAAGTACTTATCACCCAACAGTTCAATCTGTTCTTCAGATAGCATCGGCTAGTCCTCTAGGTCTGTGTTGTCGTCCTGCGTTGTTGTACTTAAGTACTTGACTGCTTCTTCGTGTTCGCAATTTAGTCGCTTCATAATGTACTGAATTTTGAATTCTAATACATCTGGAAAACTCAACGCATCGTTGCGCCAACTCTCTAGCTCTGTCACTTTGTCCGTTACGTAGCTATCGTCGAACTCCACTAAGATTTCTTCATCGGTCGACCACTCTGTTTCACCGCTAAACGTATTATGGAACCAGATTAACGCGTGTACTAAATCGGTGATGTAGTCGATTGACTCTACACGTTGCTTATTCAGCTCTTGCATGGAGTCTTGACGCTGGCCTACGTATTCCGTGGCTGTCTTGATTTCACCACTTTCCAGTTGGTATTTCTTGGAGCCATAGCCGAATGAAAGGGATAAAAGACTCAAGCACAGATTAAACACTTCCTTGATTTGTGCCGTTCTGATTTCTGGATTGTACTCGTAGATGAGTTCCTTCTGGTCAGGCAGCTTCTCTCCCAGCAATATAAAGAGTTTCTTTTGCTCTTGCGTTAGGTAACTGTTGCCATTTTGGTCCTTCTGCATGCTTGCCATTATTTCGTTGATGAATAAAAGTTTCTGGCCCTTATCCAAGTCACCGAATAACACAGAATAGCATAGGTCGATTGTCTTCAAAAACGGAATAGCAGTGTAAAGTTTTGGATAACCATAGCCCTGCATGCCATCGAAGTTATTAACTTCAGCCGTACGCATGATTGCAAACGGCTTAACCTCGCCAAGCTGCAGCATTGTAGCCTTATCTGTCAGCTCGTTATTTTCATTGAAGTAGTACGATTCGGCAGTGTACTTATCATCACGCTGCTTTCTGAAGACTACCAGTGTAGTTAATTGAGCTCCGTTTAAGTAGCCACTACCTAAGAATGCGCAATCGATAATCTCGTCGTTTTCAACTCTGATCGGTACGATGCAATTAGAGGACACATAGTTGATCTTGATGTCTCCACCTCTGACCTTACCGTCGTCATAAATTTCTGCTCCTTCAAGTCTGACGTATGCACCGACTGTACCTGTTGCAGCCATTTCCTCTAGCTGCTTTCTGTACATCTTCCCGAACTTATTAGTTCGTAAGAGCTCCAGAACGCCTTCAAACTTTGCCTTATTTTCACCTGCATTAACTTCAACAATTTCACACAAGTTAGCATTGTCAGCACAAAGGCGCTTTGCAAATCCTAGCTGCGCAACCTCTACGGTTACACCATTCAAGTTAGTCCGTGAATGGAATCCATCCACATCGTTATTTGAGTACCAGTCGTAGCAATTCTTAATTACATTTGCTGCTCGCTGGTTGTACTGTATTCCGAGCTCTTTCAATTTCTGAAAGGCTGGGGATTGCAATTCCGCTTTATCCATTCATTACCTCCTAAGGTCTATAAATTCTATGAAATCTAAAAAGGTATAACAGAATGCGTCATACCAGTCGTTACAGTTGTTTATGTTCTTATCTTCTGGGATATCTTTTTTCTTTTCATCCCATACTAGGCTACTTAGAGCCTTTAAAACGTCAGTGCATTCAGCGCTGAACTTAAGCCGCCCAGACGTTAGCAGCATGTCAACGAAACGCGGGCGGTCTTTTATTTCGTTCTTGCGGCATCCTTTGATGTTTCGTGCATTTAGCCCGTTCTTGATTGCTGCGGCTCTTAAACTGTTAATCATGGTCGTGCTGGCACTATCTGGGAATATCCAGTCAACTCGACCGTACTTCTCAATGGCCAGTTTGTAGAACGCTATAAATGCGTTGCATATCTCTTCACTACCAATCGTTGATGTCAACGGTAGGCCATACTCTTCAAGAACTTTGAACTCTTTATAGCCATTCATGTATCCGGTCAATACGAACGTTGTTTTGGACCCGTTGCCTCCGAAGTCGATTCCCATGACAAGTTTACTGAATGCCCACTCGCCTTCTGTGTATGTGTACTTGCTTGGTTCTTCTGCTAGGTACGGGAATAGCAATCCTTCCGCTAGCACCCATAGACCTTCAATGTAGCGCTTGTAGAAAACTCCGCTATATTGATGTTCATAACGTAGTCGGATGCGTTCAGAAAGGCTCAAATTGTCCTTCATCGTAAAGTGCAGATATAGAACATTCTTTTCGTCTGCCTTATCTATCCAGTTCTTTTTGAACCAGTGATCGGGCCCTTCTGGGTTACAGTTGAACCAGAACTTTGAACCATCGACTGAGCATCGTGCTGTAGCTTGATTGACAAACGATTCAGGCATCAGTCCGACTTCATCAAAAAAAGCACCTGCAGCTGTTATACCCTGAACGAGGTCCTGCGATGCTTCGTCTTTGCCACCAAAAACGTAGTAGTAGTTCGTGATTCCGTCTTTGCTAATCTCTAGCAAGTTTTCACTTCTTTTATCTTCGTAGCTGTAACCTCTGCCCACTAGCATGCGTTTTAAAGGCCCTAGAACGTTACGTCTGAATGAACCGATAGTTTTACCAGACATAATAAAGTTCTCGCCCTTAAACGATGTTTGCGCCCATATAACGAAGGACAGAGACATGCTGACTGTCTTACCTGATCTGATTGAACCATCGGCAATGATTCCGTCGTAGTCATTGACTGGTGATTCGTCCATCCACCAGTTTAGAATCTGACGTTGCTTCCGGCTGAAAGGTCTGAATTTAAACGTACTAGCTTGTTTCATTCCAGTCGTCTTTTATAGTTCCCTTCAGTGCCTCTAGGAAGCCGTCATCTTGTATCGTTACCGTCTGTTGTTGCTCAATCTTATCGCGCCATTCTGCTGGCTTACGATTCTTTAGCCAAAAAATCTGTGCAGTTGTATCAGGCGCTACTTCTTTTGTCACGCGTTTAGTCTCAACGCCATCCTCATACGTTGTTTCATCATACGCGTAGCCTAAGGCTCGTTTCAATAAGGCGTTCTCAACTTGTCTATCAATTACTTCTTTGCCCTTTTTTAGAGCCTCACTTATCTCACTATACTTATTTTTCCATTCATACAATGTTTTAGTTGTTATCCCCATGTTGTGAGCTATCTGCTCATCGATTAAACCGTCTCTTGCCCATCCTTGAATCTTAATAAGGCCATCTTCAGACAGCCATTCACGATATTTGCCTTTTGCCATAGCCTTATCCTTTCTACGTCATACACACATTGGAAACTATCAGCCGGAAAGCTATATACACAAAAGGAGTACTTATTGAATAGTTTTAGGGTGATTTCAAATGTTAAGCTGATAGCTTCGAATGTGCATACGAAAAAAAACCACAAGCTGTTTGCTCATGGTTTTCGCCTACGCCCATTATACACCTAAAAGTCATGGGACATGTCCCAAAATTTAGTTTTACAAAAGTTTTAGCAAAATATCATCCAGTTTTCTAGACATAGTACTCTTTCCGTTGTACATATTCTGTGCCAATTCTCTTAGAGTCTTTTTATACTTGTACCTCTGCTCAAGTAGCTGCACGTCTTCTTCATCCAGCTTGTTCAACTTCACTTGCACACGACTGATCAAGTAAAGCAGGTCTTGCTTTTGCTTTATAAGTTGGTCCTGTTCCTGGAATAGTTCAAGCATATTGATATCGCTATAAATCCTAGTTCCCTTCTGATACTTAGCCTCATCTGTACTCATAATCTTCGGGCTTCCAATCGATGTAAGCTGTGCATCAATCTCAGCAATGCGCTCGTTCACAGTCTCAAGCTGCTTCTTATATTCGTAATGATTGCGTAGCTCACGATCAATCACTTGCAAATCTTCTCTGTATGGATCTTCGTAGTTCATTTTCTATCCTCCTAATCATCGTAGTGTAGAAGCTTCTCTACGATATGTTTTAATTTCCGTTCCATTAGAAACAATTCAAAACTGTTAACATCCGTGTGCTGATTGTTTCTGATGGCTTTCTTGGTTGCTTCAATTTTTTCGTATAGCTCTCGACCTTGTTCTTTTAATCGGTCACGTTCTGCATCTTTTTTAAAAATCATCTGTCATTTCCTCCTGCCACATTTACAGC